TTCTGAGCTAGACACTCTACTTGTTGTTTCTCCACCTTAGTTAATTTCTTTGGTGGTTTTATTTCTTTATGTAATGTTTGTGTTTGTGCTATGTTAAAATAACACAGGTAACATGTAGCCAATATTGCGGCGAAAGTCTTTCTCATGGGGATATTCTCCTTACGATTAGTACTTAGCTTTTTATGCGCTTAGTAGTATTATACTTTAGTTGTTAATTAAAGTAAATTTAATTTTTTAAATTGTTGACGAAGATCAACTAATTGATGGATGAAGCCCTTGCGCTTCTGTTGGAAGATTTGTGGTTTTGCATCGTCTACTCCTATGATTATCGTTAAGTCTAGAACTTTAATTCCTGTAAGTTCTTCGAACATAACTGAATAAGCAGTTGCCTGTATAAAATAATTATCTATATTCTTAATATCTTTAGGTCTTTTGGATGTCTTAAAGTCAATGACACTAAGTAGTCCATCAAACTCACCGATACAGTCAACAGTTCCTGCCAATTGTAGTTTATCGGAATATAACTTGCTCTCTAGAGCATGTATATTGTCTATCTTATCCACGACTGGTCTTAAACCATTCCACATCTCAACGTCGAACATGTCGGCTTGAGTTGGATTTCCTAATAGGAAGTCCTCACATAGTCCATGGATACGAGTACCTCTACCGGAAGCCAGTGTTGATACTCTATTTGCCTCTTCTTCTCCAACTCTTTTACGCCATTCGACGATGAATTGTTTGTTTAAGAGACCTGTTACTTGTGTTACACTAGGATATTTATCTCCAGATGGGGTTTGATATACTCGACCCTGTTCTGAATCAATTCGTTGCAACACTGGAAACTCATGATGTATAAAGTTCTTCAATTATTTTTTATCTGCGTACTTTTTCTTAAGCGTAGGTTTTTTACGGTTAGGATCTTTCTTTGGTTCAGCAGGCTTTACAGCTTCTTTCTTTGTAGCTTTTGCAGGTTCTGCTTTCTTAGCTGGTGTCGGTTTTGCTTTAGCTAGTTCTGCAACTTTAATTACTGAAGGTTGCATCATGATTGTTGCAGCACACACATGTATTGTATAACTTAGTAAACCAAATACTACAGCTATCGCTATTAATTCTTTCTTATAATGTTTTAACATTGCCATTCCTTTCAATAAAATTAAACTTCACATTAGGATGATCTTTAATCATCTTATTAAAATTCGTTCTCCAATCTGGAGACATGTTCATACTATCTGAGTCTAAGAAGTTTCTTGTATAACTCTTACTAACGTTATTACTACGTATATCATTAGTAGTCATCGCATCGGCTCCGTATATATCTATATCAGTATAACCAAGCTCTACTGCTTTAAGACATGCTAGGTTACCACTTGATAAACCTTTACGAGTCTTTTGTATAATGCCTAAACTCTTAAACAATGATACTGCTCCTACTTCTTCAACATAATCTTGTGCAGCTTGACTAAAGTATACATCACAATCTATAAGTGTTATATCTTTGACTAATACTTTAACTAACTGTGGATCTAGTATCACAGTGCAGTCAACCTTAGTCCAAGGAATGTTGCAACCTATGCGGTATGCATATTCTTTATTGGGATCATAGGCTGACCGACTGGGACCATTACATAGTACCGCTACTTTCTTATTATACATCAGGACTTAATTAAAGTACAATTAAGCTTCGAGGACTTCAATAGCATGGTTATAATGTTTGATACGGTCTTCTAAACCAATATATCCACCATTGATAACCTTTGTCATCCCTTTGATGTCACTTGCATCAGCGTACTTATTGATTTTGTTTTTATTCCAAAACCAAAGCGCTGAATATAAGGAAGTTGGTACATCATCTGTCACGAGGTCAGGATCATTTATCACGGTTTCAGGATCTTCAAAGAAGTCCGTAGCAAACGCTTGATAGTTAGCCTTACCTGTTAGTTGAATTGGACCACGTCCTCTAAATTTATAACCGTCACCGCTTGCAGTATCTCCGTTACCCATACGATTCGCATATATTACATTAGCGATCATTTCAGGTTTACGATGATATGGAGCGGCATCTCTACCAGCTGCAGCAAAATACTTACCAAATAGTTTGTTTAATGCTTCAGCAGAGGAGTTTAAGTTTTCTTGTAGAGTCGTGAAGTCCGCGGATTCATGAGCACACTGAGCTACAAAAGCAGCAACGCGTTTTGCAGTAGTTACTTCAAATTGAGGTAACTGTACAGCCATCGCTTCATACCACGCGTGAACGTTCTTATTACGCGTGAGAATCTTGCCTAGTTTTTGCTCAGTAAAATCGAATTCGAAAGCCATTATTTTTTAGCCACTAATCCTGCTACTTTTGCCCATACTGCTTTTGCAAAAGATACAGCTGTGTCAACGATTAGTGTTGCTTTTTGTGGGTATTTTGCACCCAAATGAGCACCAACTAAAAATACGATAATGTTTGTTAACATGTGTTTCTCCTTTATTAACAGCTGAACTTATATTGCTATGGGGTTCAGCAAGACCCATATTTAAATATATTTACTTGTTTTATTTAGTGTGCTTCCAGGAGTTTTCTCATGGATGCGTTGTAATACTTCTTTAAATCCGTTATCGGCTTTATGGATACCTAATCTAACTGGATCAATAAGTGGTGTGAGACCAGTAATTAATGGTTCAATATTTGGGTTAGCTTCGAGGAACTCTGCCTTTGCAGCGATACTCATAACTCTCTCAAATACTTCACCAGTATCTTTGTTTCTAAAATCATATGTTGGCATAATTTTCCTCTGTAGTTTTATTTATAAACCCTGGGACTTGCCTTTTCTTCCAAGAGAACATTCTTTGTTTCTCGCCGTTATAATAGTTACGGTATGACTGTACACCATCACCTTTTACTTTATATTGATCTGGCATTGCTGGTGTTGGATCTGTAAAATGACCGCTAGCTATATTATTAGGCATTTGTTTTAGTCTTGCTACAAGACCTGATGATTCACACTTATGAACCTTACCATAACGATATGTATATTCCTTGCATAGTTCGTTTAGTAATACCCACAACCACATATAGTTTTCTGATCCACTTCTACACCATACTGCAGATGGGTGATTAACATGTGTAGCAGTATACAATGTTTCATTTCGTTCGTCAGATAATAACCAGCGTTTGATATTACGACCAGTTGCAGTCTTACCGATAAATTGATCTCCATCTAATATTCGGTGTGCAGTACATAACAGTTGACAAGATTCTAATATCATCTTGACACAGTGTTTATCTACGTGGTATTCTGCTGCTTTTTTAGGATCAGTATCTAGGTAAAATATATTCATCTTCAATTTTAGGTAAGAAGCGTGGATGTTCCATTAACCACTTCTTAATCTTAAGTGCACCTTTTTGCTCAAGTTTATAGGCTTCAAGTTCCCATGGCTGTCTACGATATATGTATCTATGATTATCGTTTTCATACGTAAGGTATTGGATCCTAACATTATATTTCAATTGACCAGATATAAATTGCCTGGCGTGAACTAACTCATGTGCTATAGTCTTACATAAGTTAGATGTATTCTTAGCGTTAAGTTCGATCATGATGTCGTCATCATATTCTTGGTCACATGAACCTAACATCTCATCAGTTTTATAGTTCTTAAACAAGAATGTATACTTAACATCCTTTGATTTTTTGGGATACTTATTAGATATACTTTTGATGAGGGTCTTTTCAGCAGCAATACATTGCTTTACAAACGTAGTAAGCCTGCGAGGTGATAAGCGTCTTACTGCTGGGGTGCAATAGACCGAGATCTTATCCGTTTTATAAAGTAATATTTGTCTTATCATACCTAATATACTACCACATCCTTTTATTAAAGTACATGCTAACATAACTTATTGATTATAAAGACAATTTAAAACACACCCAGACTCATGAGCTGTCTGATATATAGCTTACTATCTATTTATGCAAATTTATGCTTTGGGCGCTTCTGGTGCGATGAACCCGGCTTCCTCTACAAGTTTACGGGTGATCTTTTTATATAGCTTAGGAAGCTTTTGATCCTTGATAGCTATGATTAATTTAGCCTCAGACGGATGTACAGATTCCAATAATGATATGAATAGAGCTTCGCGTTTGATAGGCTTTAAGTCTTTTCTAAGGAATACATAGAAGCGTCTAAGCTCTTGCGTAAGGATAGCTGGACTCATGCCTATAGGTGCTGCATCTTGTCTATAAGGAGGTTCATCTTCTGGTAGAAGGAACTTCTTTTCAGGTAAGAATGAGTATTCAAATACTATGCGAAGTGCAGCGTTACCTCTATATTTAGTGCCTAATAACTTAGGATCATTATTGACCGCTTCAAGTATCTCTGGTAAAAATGTTGTTGCCATTTTAAAAGTCCTCAATTTCGTCGAGTAGTAGTCGACATTGGTTTTTAATTAAATATTCCATAACAGAATTCTTATCGCCCTTAGGCTTTGTATTCTCATAAGTATATATGATTATTTTAGCTAATGGTTCAGGTATAAAGTCAAAGTTAACTAACTGTTGATTACGTTGATAGTTCCTTTTCTCTTCATCATTCTTGCAAGCTTCAATACCTTTTTCAAAGAATTCGGGTAAACGTTTTGCTGAGAAAGGCTTTTGTCTATCACCTGATACAAACACATCGTCCTTAGATAGGATATTAGGTATACCATCACCGCTATCGCCCTTAACTATATGTTGGATAGTATACTCTTGAACTTCTTTATGAGTGCCTTCTACAAACTTACGTTGCATAGGTGACCATTGACGTACGTTCTTATTGCGTTGTAATTGGATAAAGTCTTTATCAGATGAGACGATCAATACCTTTTGTGGTTCCGGGAATAAACCGTTCTGTTGTAACAAGTGTTCTTGCGTAAACTCTGTAAGCACCGCGATGATGTCATCAGCCTCAGCACCTTCATTAATAAGTACTTTATACGGGAAGTAGTCGATTAAATCTTGTCTTAATTCAGAAAGAGTCTCGAATATAAACTTCCAATCTAGATCTGATTTATCGCGATTAGCTTTACGATGGGCTTTATAATGAGGGAATACAGTCTTACGCCAATATGAAGGACCATCACACGCGATGATAACCTCGCCATACTCCTTATACTTCTTCTTATAAGATTTGATGGTTGATAATGTCGTGTGACGGATTAAGTTCTTAATCTCTTCAGGAGTTTGATTCTTAATATCCTTCTGAAAAGGTAAGATGTTACTTAATGCAATCTGGCTATAATCAAGAATTATCATTTATTTTTTTAATCACTTCTTCGATTGGTTCTTTAACAGTCCAAGTTAAATCTTGTCCCGCATAAATTGCTGTATTAAATTTCTTTTTCTTTTTATCATCTGGATCAAGTATTTCAAATACTGATATAATCTTATCTGAATTAATAGCTATCTTATCAGATGGATTTCCAGCAAATGCGTTTGTAAATAATACGATTGCCATTAAAATGCTCCTAGTAAAATTGTTTCTTCATTGATACGACCATTTGGTGCTACAGGCTTTGTAGTCAAAGCTTTTGCTGCAGCATTAAGTGCACGCTTACCGATCTGTGTATCTTTAAAGAACTTCTCAGGATTCCTAAGAGTCCATGACCAAGACTTAGCGATACTATAGTTGATGATCGTAGTACCTTTGACTGTTAAGCTATCAGAGTCGTCAGCTACATAAGCTACAAGTTTTCTATACTTGATATTATAGACCCACAACTCTTTAGCACCAACGATGTCTGCTGGATTGATAGACTTAAGATTCAATAGATCATGCTTAAACATATACTTAAGTTTCTTTACCACCAATGCTGGAGCTTTAACCTTAACAGCTCTTGGCTTCTTAACTGTAACTTGATGTTGTGCACAGTCATCTACGATGGATTGGATAGCAGCTCTAAACTTCTTAAGTTCAGTCTTAGTAAGGAATGAATAGCCTTCAGTAAGTTGCTCATCAGTACCAGCCATGGCTTCATCGATCTCATCAACGTTAAGCTTATAATAATCGCCAATCTTTTTAGCCACCATACCTGATATATTGTTAGATAGCAAGTGAGCTTTAGTATTAAAGTCCCACACCTTTGAATGCATAAACTTATCGATAGCATAGTCGATGTCTTCAGATGCAGTACGTGCAGCATCTATTACGCGCTTCTCGATAGATATCACTTGAGCCTTAGGACGAGGATCTACTTCTTCAGGTTGCGCATAAGAGTAACACTCATATAGAGAGTCAAGCTTATCTTGCATACCTTTTTGATCTTTGTCAGATAAGTATTCACCTTTATTAAGGATAGTTATTAATGATCCTAAAGATAAGAACTCGTAGTCAGGTGCTTTTGATAAGACATCATAATACTTCTTATTAGTCTTCTTAAGATAATTAAGTACTACTTTAGCACGTTCGCTATTATCCATATTAAGGTTATAGTATCCTAACGCTTTCATCAAAGATGTACGATACTCGTCTTGTGTTACCACAGGAGCACCGTCGCCTTTGCCTTTAGCGATAGCTTTTTCTTGCCATTCTTTGGTAGGTTTTTTAGTTTTCATATTGGCAGTATACCATAATTAATTAATAATGTACAATTATTCTGCTTCTTGATTGGTAACATTTTGATAGATGGTCTCAAACTCATCGTTCAAAGCTACTTCTTCATTGAAGTTTTGTCTATGATATGTATTAGCAAGCTTAGCTAATGTCTTCTTAGGGATCTTAAACTCATCATAAAGGTTCTTAAGTACTTCTTTAACAAAGTCCTTCTCAGCCTCGACTCGTGTCATTGAATCAGAGATCTCGCCTAATGCGCCTTTAATTTTCTTGCGATCTTCTTCTAATAATTGCATGATATACCTTTCAAGTTAAAAAATTGGTGGGCCCACATGGACTCGAACCATGGACCAAAGGATTATGAGTCCTCTGCTCTAACCAACTGAGCTATAGGCCCTTTTTATAAAGCATACTAGATCAAATAGAGGTACCCTTAGTTTGACCTCTCTAATATGCTTTATAAAAGACTCTACATATGTGTATCCACACTGACCCGCGGAAGCTGAGTCGACATAGTCCGCATATATGTATTAAGTGGCGTAGAGTCTAAACTGCTTGAACTGATATGATTGAGTCAAGTCTAAAAGATCTCCATCCTTGATTCTCAGTATCAAATACTCGTAAGACTTCTTTAGAGTACTCTTTATCAGATTCATTCTTTGGTTGATGTTCATCAGGTATGTTTGTTAACGTGCAAAGCATTGTTCGCTCTGTGCCGTCTAACTTTTTAAATACAACTCTAACATCACCTGTGACCAGTTGTTTGTAAACATGATCATAAAATTGTTCGTCATTTAATATCATTACTCTTCTCCATAACCTGGTCCCCATGAGTGAGGATCCATTAAACTGTTTAATAATTCTTTATCTTCTAATGAAACTTCGTTCTCATCAATAGGATCTGGGGTTTCATACATACGACCTCGTTTAATGCCTTTTACATTTAACATGATGTCATTATACCCTTTTTTTGAATTATTGTACATATATTTTTACCATGAGCTCGTATAAAATACTTCTTCGCCTTTGGCCAAAGCTTCTCGAGCCTTCTTGATAAACTCAAGATCAGCTAACTTGTCAGCTTCACTAAGGCGGGTGTCTTGGCCAAAAAAGAAACCTTCAGTCTCAGGTAACTCATTGTTAAGGACTACTGACTCAATATAGTTGATGTCAGCCTCAGTGAGCTCCATCTCGATACCATTGAACGGGATAACACGCTCATCTCTAAAGTCATCAGGATACTCATCAAGCATCCACTGAGGGATAGGTTGACCCCTATCGTTCCACATATCTTCTAAGAGACCATGAAGGGCGTTGTGTTTTCTCCAGTATTGGAGATCATTTGCTTTTTCTTGTTTGTCTTTAGCGCGACTGTACGCGTACATATCTAAACCCATGATTAAGCAGCCTTTCTTTGTTTGTTTAAATAATCGAACATGATAGCTTTAGCACAGTTCATGAACTGACGAGCTTCGTTAGCTTGTTGAGGTGAAACCCAACCTTCGTTAGCTCCGTTGAAGTCAGCACCGATAACTTCTTGTGCGTCACTTAACATACCTGCCGCAAACATCATTTCCTGACCTGGAAAAGCTTGCATTTTTACCATTTGGTCTAACTGAGCTTTTGTCATACCATAAGCTTGTTTTTCCCATTCTAAATCTGATCCTATTGTCATTGCTTGTTTCATATATCTCTCCGTTTGTTAATCTAATATAACCATTATACTGAATAAGCTAATTAATGTACATAGGGCCCCTTAAAATAAAAAGGCTATATAAATCAATAACTTATAAATCTATGATTTTATTAGTAATTTTGAGCTAAAAACTCAGCTTCGGGGATACGTGTATGTGTGTTCTGGGAGCCTAGGACGATGACTGTTCTCTGGCCCTTATCGGTTGACATAAGCATTGCCAGGCAGCCTCCAGCAGGTTTGGTATAGCCTGTCTTAGAGATTATGATGTCCTGTCGTTTACCTATGAGAGGGTTTGTGTTATTGAAGACCCAGAAGCGTTTCTTAGTCTTGATCTTAAGCTTTGCCTGTTGAGAGGCACTGATTAATTCTGGATACTTGGATGCTTCTTGGAGGAGCTTTGAGAGCTCCATGACTGTACTGACATTGCGTCTATCAAGTCCTGTTGAATCGTATACGATCGTATTAATTAAGTTTAGTTTGAATAGTAAGTGGTTCATGTCAGCTATACACATACCATATCCGCCTACGTATAATTGACATAATAAGTCTGCTGCTTTGTTATTACTCTTGACTATGGCCATATCTAATAACTGTCTACGAGTAATAGGACCAAAAGCTTTAGTCTTAACCATTTCATCGAGGTTCTGACCACCGTTTATGATAGTCATCGCTGTAACCAACTTTGTAATGGATGCTATAGGTCTTACATCAGTTATACGTTCTCCAGCTATAACATGACCTTCTTCATTGGTGACTACCCATGCTTGTGCAGTAATATCTTTCGCGTAGCACGATACGCTGAATAGCAATAAGATTAAGAAACGCATTACTTACTTGTAGCTCTGTATACACCGTCCCAGTTTGCTGGGAGGCCTTCGTCCATACGTTCTATCATCTTGTGATAATAGTCTTTGATTGTAACTTCAGGATCATCAATGAGTTCTTGTGCCCATTCTGTAGCGCGTTTCCAGTTACCACGATAGTATTCTTTAAGATACTCATCATGTTTAAATTTAATAGTCTCGCCTATAGTGTATACCTTAACTCCTTCAGTCTTACCTTTAACAGCGATAGTATCCATCTCGACGACTGAATACTTCTCTTTAGCATATTCTGCAGTCTTAGTTCCTAACACAATACGAACTCCATAGTTTTTAGATTGTCCTTCTAAGCGGGAAGCAAGATTGACCGAATCACCAAGGCAAGTGTAATCAAAACGCTGGCTGCTACCCATATTCCCAACAACCACATCGCCAGTGTTAATACCAAGCCCCATACCGAATGCTGGTATTCCCTCTTTAGAAACTTCTTCATTGAATTTATCCAAATCATTTAACATCTCCAATCCTGTCTTAACTGCATTTAATGCATGGTCTTTATCATCGAGTGGTGCATTCCAAAATGCCATCTGTGCATCACCTATATACTTATCTAATGTACCTTCGTTCTCTATGATCTTTGCAGTCATAGCTGTCATGTAACGGTTCATGATCTTAGTTAGACCTTGAACGTCCTTACCATAATGTTCTGATATCGTTGTGAATCCACGAACGTCTGTGAACATTATTGATAACTCTCGTGTCTCTCCACCAAGTTTTAATAAATCTGGGTTCTTTTGTAGTTTTTCTACCATAGCTGGTGATAAGTAAGTTCCAAATTGTTTCTTGATCTGTAGTTTTGCATTTAACTCTGTTATAAACTTAACTGTGTATGCATGACCATATACAACAGATAAGCTAATAATAGGATAAATCCCGTCCAACAGAATACCTTGATTGGCGAATACATAGCGAGAAGCGTAATATATAGAACCAATAATAGCAAGAATAGGAACGATAGCATATTTCCACCTCGTTAAAAAGATTATGATTATTGATAGTACTACGATTGCTAACATCTCAGCACCGTCTGCCCAGTCTGGGCGAGAGATACTTGTGCCAGATGTTAATGTATCTAAAACAGCAGCTTGTAAGTGATGTGGATAGACTCCACCTCTAGATGTTGCGACTGGATTATTGAGCCCGCGGGCGGTAAGCCCAACAATGACGATACCTCCGTCAAGCGATTTTGGGAGGTCCACCAAAGAGTGTTGAATTGGGGTCGTTGACCAGTCAACCCAGATCCTGCCAGTTGGATCTGTGGTAATTTTGGCGAACTTGGGTATTCGAACAGCTTCGATTCCGACAGAGGTAGATTTGACTTGGAAACTGGGGTCTCCAACTGCGACACGCAAAGTTTCGAGAGTAATACTTGGGTAGAGCAAGCCATCGCTAGCGACGACCATAGGGATACGACGAACAACGCCATCAATTTCAGGTAATACATTTACGACTCCTATTCCAGCAGCTTTGCTGTTAAACGATGATATATTGGCTTGAATGCCTGGATAATTTACTGCAAAGTCAGAGGCTTTACCACCAATCTCTGACACACCTGGTCTAAATGCACCAGGCTTTTGTTTTTCTGAAGTTGCTACTTGTGGTAATACTACAGGGTGCCTACTAAGGGTATCATCCAGTCCAGAATCTTTTCCAAACCTGTCATTATCAGGCATAAAAAGATTAAACACGACAAGACCAGCACCACGGGCATAAAGATCTTCGATAATATTTGCATATTGGGTCCTTGGAAATGGGAACTGTCCTAAACGTTCAATAGATTTATCATCTATGTTTACGACATGAACCTGTTTTGAAATAGTTTGTTGCTTACTTGTAATTAATGTATCAAAGTATCTTAGTCTAACTGACTCTACAAATGATGGGTCAGTAACTCTGATCGCTATTAATAATGTTAACGTTAATAGAGCCAACCATGGACTTAGTAATATTTTTTTCATAATAGTATTATATTATTATATTTAATTAAAGTAAAATTATTTAAAATCCTTCGTTACGATTTACTGCCCATACAAAAGACATTTTTGTCCCATCAGGCTTATCATCGTTGATAAGTATTCGTTCACCATTTGGCAAGTCAAATAAGATGTCGTCAAACCTAATCCCATGTTTTTCTAAGAATCGTATGGTGTGTTTCTTAAGATACTTTGGGCGTGCAGTAATTAAAACTATATGATCTTTTTTAGGTATCTTGTCCCATAATTCTTTTACTCCAGGTAGTAACTTATCTTGACACACAGCAGATTTTAATAGGTTATATCTTAATATAGTCCCATCAAGATCAATAAACCAAGTTTTACGGCGTTTAGATTTAAATGGTATCATATGTTTATTTATAGGGCAATATATTTGCGTTTTTGTAACAATCTTGTAATAAAACCTAACTAAATCAA